TTCTTTGAATCTTGTATTAAACGAAATGATCCATTGCTTATTCAAGTTGTCGAAGAACTCGGAATCGAAGCAGATGGATATCTTGCAGAACTAAAAGTTGTTGAAATCCCGGATGATATCCTTTGGAAAATCAAAGATTATGACGGTATGGAAACTGTAGTCGAACAACATCGTTCTTGGAGCTAAAAAATGAAAAAACTTATTCGCAATTCCGTATTTGAAACCAATTCATCTTCTTGTCATTCTATTTCGATTGGTGAGTCTGATGTATATGATTCTGTAATACCAGACGAAGATGGTGTCATTCGTCTTGCGCCGATGGAATTTGGCTGGGAACAGGAACGGTATAATGATTCATATACTAAGATGGTATACCTATGGGTTTACATCCGAGATTGGTGTAATGACGCCGAAGAAGAGTTCATGGAAACTTTTCAGCGTGTTGTCTGTGGTCATACAGGTGCATCTAGTGTTATAATGGTAACAGACGAAGATGCTCCATTCTGGCGTCGTAATGGGTATATCGACCATCAGTCGGTAGAAAGTAATGATTATCATCATCTGTTCTATGACGATAACCTTCTGAAGCAATTCCTATTTGACTCTGATTCTTGGCTTGAAACTGACAACGATAATCACTGATATATTATGAACTCGAATATCATTGCAAAGTATAAAAACGGAAACGCTGAGATTGCCCTTTCCTCAGATGGAACTAGGGTAATTGAATATCCAGATTCGGGTATTCGACTTGACTATCCTCTTAACATTGATATTCGAGTTTCTTCTAGGTGTGCATTTGGTCTGAATCCAAAAACTGGAAAGGCCATCTGTAATTTTTGTCACGAATCTGCGACAACCGATGGATACTCTGCTGATCTGGATTACCTTTATGATACTATTCTATCTGGTTTACCTGCTGGAGTAGAACTTGCAATTGGAATCAATGAATGGCATAATGATCTTCTTGTTTTCCTAAAGAAGTGTAAGATGTCTGGTTGGATTGTTAATGCAACAATCAATCAAGGACATATTCGCAGGGACAAAGGATATATTGACTATGCAATTACAACTGGTCTTATCAACGGACTAGGGATTTCATATCGTCATGGGATGCTTGATATTCCTCAATGGATTCTTCAGTATCAGAATTCTGTAGTCCATGTTATTACTGGAATTGATTCTATTGATTCTGTTAGGAAACTCGCAGAAAATGGAGTCAAGAAGATTCTGGTGCTTGGAGAAAAGGATTTTGGATTCAATCTAGGTAAAGTGAATCTGACCACTCCTGAGCATATCAAGTGGTATCGTGAGGTCTATACACTCTTCAAGCTGTTTGATGTTGTATCGTTCGACAATCTAGCTCTTGAACAACTGAATATCAAACGATTTGTCAAGAATTGGGAAGAACTTTATCAACATGAGTATTCATTCTACATCAATGCCGTAGATGGATACTTTTCTGAGAGTTCTAGGTCTGATAATAAAAAAGAATTTGGACATCAGAATATTAAGATGTATTTTTGGTCACTGTTTCCGGAGTTTGTGCAATGAAATTTTCAGAACTTACTAGGCTATGTCATCTTCTTGCAAATGACAGATATGCCCACATTAAAGTTGAGATTGTAATTAAGAAACCGTTTGACACGATTGGCGGAACACCATCAGTTCCAGTCAAAAATATGTATATGGGGTTTGATTGGGATAATGGCAAGTTTCTTATCTATCCAGAAGAAGCCCTTATGGAATATGATGTTGACTTTGGTGAAATGTTCCGTGACCTACAAGATAGGTATGGTAGGCTTGAGTATGAAAATCGTGGCTTGAAATCAGAAGTAAAAAGACTCAAAAAGTTGTTGCAAGACTCTCAGAACAGCGTATAATTGAGCCTACACAAACACTCAAGGACATACAATGGATCATCTGCAACATGACTGGAATGGCGACTTTCTGATGTTCTGTCAGTTTTGGAAAAATCGATGCTACTGGGGGTTTGGCGAAAAGATGCCTTTTGTACAGTGGCGTTCTGATATGAAAAAGTTCTTTCAGGTATAAGCAGAATAGTGTATAATCACTAAAAGGAGTAATCAAATGCTGACCATCTACAAACCCGCTGAATATTTGTTGGTTACTGTAAACACTGAGATTTCGCGCATGAAATATCGAAATGAATATGATCGCATTGATCGTCTTACTAATCTGAAACGAATGCTTGAAACCGTTGAGTCTAATACTCAAGTTGCTGTCGATGAAGAGCTTTTTAAGTTTCTTGACATGTGACATAATCAACAGACATAAGGACTACGATATGAACAACCTAATTCGTGAAATTGCTCAACAAGCAGGATTTTCTGCATTTGAATCTCTTGATGAACGTATTAAAATTTTTGCTGAACTCATTATCAATGAGTGTGCTAACCAAACAAAGTGGTCAGAGTACGAAATGTCTAGCGAACAGCGAATCCGTCTTGCCGGTTATCACAGTATCCGCGAACATTTTGGGGTTGAGTAATGACAGTCAAATTTGAATTCACCTTGAGTGATATTGACGCTACTAATCTGATGGACATTCTTCAAGCAGCAAAAACCAAAGCACTTGTTGAAGCAGGTAAATGTTTGATTAATAATAACCAATCTGGTGCTAACTGGTATAATAGTCATGCTGACTACATCGAAGAAATCAAACGAAAAGTTCTTGCTGGTAACACCAGAGTAGAATAAAGTGCTATAATACCTTCATCGCAACACACAAACACAGGTAAATATCATGCAAGCATTTGACATCAAGACTCTGAAGGTTGGCGACGCTGTTTCGATGGTTCGATATGGTGGATTTGGTTCCGTTACGGCTAATGTGGGAACGGTCATCAAGGCTGATAAGGTTAAGGTCATCGTCAGGGATGCTACTGGTCGTGACCGTACCTTCTCTGCTAAGAAAAATGTCGAAATTGGTTCTAGTAGTTATCGTACTACTAGCTTGGAAAGCATCGAAACCAAGAATGCTAGGGATGTTTATCTCAATCGTGAACGTGCTATTGCTACTCTTTGGAACGAACTTGGGTTTGCTCTCCCCAAGAAAAATCTGAATAAGATCAAAGAAATTGTCGCAAAAATCGAAGAATATGGTGCATAATATGACTTCCACCGAAACAGAACAGAAATTGCTTGAAATAGCTAAGGATTGTCTTGGAGTTAACACTTTCAAAACGTTTAATAACGATTCTCTGGATTTTCATGATATATCAACTTGGTCCATAAAAGAAGCATTGATTCAAGCATATAATTTAGGAACTCTTCATCGTTTTGCTTGAGCAATAGAATATATTGACATAAGAGCCTAGACAGTTGCCAGTGAATTCCGTAGCGTTGTGGGGTTAAATCTACGGAAACGACAACTGTAAGGGTGAGTCCCACTCTCCATAATAGCTTATGTCACTATATTAAACACATCTTGACCGCAACAGGTCTTTTGATGGGACTTCCTAATTAGGAAGTCAAATGAAGGTGCAAGTCCTTCTTCAAGATGTGTTTAATATGGTATAAAGCAATCGCAGAGATAGGTTCACATCGTATCTTGCTATCATTAGCACTGGTGGTAAGTAAGATAGTGTGCTAGGGTCGAGTCCTAGGTCTGCTAAAAGACACTGAGGTGCTAACTCAGAAGCTTGTCTTATTGTTCCGAACGGTAGCGCAAAGTAGGATACCATAAGTTTTATAAACACATTCATCATTGGTTATTGGCCTTTAGAGGTTTGCCACCTGGACCACATAACGAAGCAGCCTAGCTAGCGCGATGAAAATCCTCTTGACGGAGAGAGTGTGTCTATAAAACTTTTAGGAGAATAAAATGTTACAAGACCGAAAAGAACTAATCGAATCTGAACTCACTCGTCTAAAAGATAAAGCTGCTAAACTTTATCTTGGTTATATTACTAACGGTAATGATGTATTTGGCATGACAGAATATGATGACATTCGAGAGAAAATCTCTGATTTGGAATTTGATCTAAAAATCATTAATGAAATTCTTGAAAAGGATTATAAATAATGTGCCTACAGTGCATAACAGATGCAATTTATATTGCTGAAATTGCTCCAAATTTACATCTAATGAAAGCACAGACGGATGCTCCTGATGAGTGGCTTGCTGGTGAATATGGAGTTGTTATTTGTAATTCTCCTGAATTTATTATTCGCAGACTGAAATGGTTTGATGAACTAAATGATAATAATGAAGAAGAATATTGTGATTTTGTTGGAGACTTTTTTGAAGACACCTTAGTGAATCCAAAGTCTGGTTATGAGATTTATTCAAAATTGCAAAATGCGAATTATCCGTTTGAAATTAGGCGATATTGGGTTAAAAACTTTATTTTAAGATTCAACGAACGATTCTACACTTACCTCGCATATCTAGCAAATCAATATGACAACAATCATCAAAAACTTCATCGAAACATCGACTAAATATTTTGAACAGGTAGACAGTAGCAACTGAAGTGTGGTATACTTACTCCTATAAGCACTTTGTTCAAGGCGTCAGCAAAGCAAGGAGATTCTTATTGGTTCGATTCCAAACCTGTTCCAACAACTTTCACACAACTCCCTAGAAAGGAAACACAAAATGACTCAACAGTCAACCACAAGCAAAAATGCATATGAACTTCGTATGGATATGCTCAAGATGTCTTATGACTACCTTGATCGGATTCAATCCGTAAATACCGAAGTTGCTATGCGTGCAATTCAAACAGCAGTTGATCACGGCAAGGCTACTTATGCTGAATGGGAAAAGTTTGCACCGAAAGCATTCACATTCGATGATGTAGTCAAGCAGGCAGAGCAACTGTATAAGTTTGTAAACAGCAAGTAATCCAACCCAATCAACTTAACCAATAATTTCATATCATGATCAAGAAAATTGCAGCCAAGCGTCGTCAATTTGCCGTTTCTTCTGGTGAGAAGTACACTACTCGGTATGGACGCAATGTTGAAATTCTGAAATATGACTTCAATAATGCAAAGTATCCAGTTGTTGCTGCCGTCTCTAAGCTGTCTGGTGAAGATGCAATTCTGGTTCAATATCGTCGTGATGGTGTTCCTAAACCCCTCACTGGTCGCAAAAACATGAAGGGTTTTGAATTGGTTAACTTTAACTCTATTTTTAAGATTGAATCTAAATGACAAAAATTAAACCATTCGGTAAAAAAATTCTGGTAACAGAAAAACCAAATGAAAATGTAACAGACTCTGGTATTGTTCTTTCTGGTAAATCAACAGAAACTACTGCGGCAGTAATCCTTGAAATCGGTCCTGATGTGACTGAAGTAAAGGTTGGTGATATCGTCTATCTGGAATGGGGTAAAGGTCATCCTGTCAAGGTTGATGGTCAGATGATGGCTATCATCGATGAGCAGTATATTGCAGCAATCGTCGAAGAATAAACATCTTTTAGACGACTAAAAAGAAACCCAAGGAATAAACCCCTTGGGTTTTTTGTTGTATAATCTAGTCTTACCAACAACATCAACAACACAAAAAATGAGCCAAGCTACTTTTGTTAACTACATTATGGACTATCCTCTGTTTTCTGGTGACTATACAAAAGCAACAGATGACGAACTGTTCAACAGTCATGCAAAAATGGTTTATGCAATGGCGAAAAGAAAATATTGGAATTTTTTGAATTTCGATGATATTGTCCAAGTTGGTTTGATGGCTCTCCATACAGCAGTGAAAAAGTATGACAGAAATTCTGGTGTGAAATTTGCTTCATATGCAATGCATCGTGTTAGGTTTGATATGCAACAGTTTGTTCTTGATGATCGACCGATTAAAAAGATTACAACTAAAAATATGAGGAAAATCTATCACAATTATCTTAATTATTCCGAAGATAATTCTTGGAATCTTCCTGAAGAAAAGGCAAAAAAGTTTGCAGAAGATCATAATGTTTCTGTTGAATTGATTAGAAAATTTGAAGATTCGATGAAAGAAACTTATTTTTCTCTCGATCAACAGGATGCTGATTCTCAGGAAATTGATATTGAGTTTGAAGGAAATACTCCTGATCAAGAGTATGAAATCAACGAAGAATTTTTAGTCAATTCTGAAGCAATCGCTAAGTCTATTTCTATACTGAGTGAACGAGAAAAGAAAATTATTACTGCTAGGTTTTTTGGTGACAAATCGGTCAGCCTAACCAGTCTGAGTAAACAATTTGGTGTTAGCGTTGAAAGAATTCGTCAGATTGAAAAAGCATCTCTTCTCAAAATCAAGAACGAACTTTTCGATGTTGGGTATACCAAAGAAGATTTTTTCTGATATACTAGAGACTTCAACAACACGGAGAACACCATGAACATGTCTTACTGCCGCTTTAAGAACACTGCATCCGATCTTTTTGATTGCGTTGAGGCTATGGCAGATTCTGAGAACATTCTCGAAATGAACCTGACTAACGAAGAGCGTCAGTCTATGGCTAAGATGAAAGAATACTGCGAATATTTTCTTCAAGAGTATGAGCGCCTGACCGGGGAAGCATGATATAATCTACCTCATACTGCAACACACTTGATCGCAACATCATGAAAACCAAGACCTACATCAAATCTGCTGGCTACGGTGCTACTAAGCATGGCGAAAGCAATGATTGTACTGTTCGTGCTATGGCTAATTCTTCTGGTATGGATTATGACTCAGTTCACTATGTTCTGAAGAAGAACGGTCGTAAGGATAACAAAGGGGTTCGTTATGATGTGATTATGCCTTCCATGAAGGAACTCGGATTTCAATTTGTTGGTGTGTTTGGTAAAACTAGGGCAGCTAAATGTGGTATTGACCATGCTGCTAAGTATTTTGATGTGGTTGAAGGAAGTCAGAACAAGCCGATTACTCTTGGTAACTTGGTAAAGTCTCTTCCTTTTGGAAAGTTTGTCGTTATTATTAAGGGTCATGCGATTGCTCTTGTTGATGGAAATCTTATCGATACCTTCAATAATTCTTCGCAATCTCAGGTTGCAATGTTGTTCCAATACGGAGAAATGTGATGATTGAAAGCAAAACTTCTTTTTCTAACAAAAAAGTAAAAATTACTATTACTCTGGAAACAGAGGAAGATATTGATAATTTTTATGCATTTGCGTGGATGGTTTGCGATCCTGATGGGTTTTCTAAAAAGGGAACAAGCAAAGGACAACGAATAATGTTTGCTGATGTTGGTGACTCTTTGATTGGATTTGATGAACTTGAAGCATTGCATTATTGGGCAAAAAATCCAAAAAAGTTTGATCCTTTTGCTGATGTATACGAATAATTGTGGTATAATATAGGTTCAAAGTTTTTATAAAAGGAAGTTAATCATGAAAATGTCGATTACTCGTGCTCTTGTCGAACTGAAGCGTCTGAATGACCGAATCGAACAGGCTATCCTTCAGGGTAAGTTTGTTTCGCGCACTGTTGGTCATAACAAGTTTCAGAAGGTCATTGGCATTCCTAATGTCAGCGTAGAACAAGCCAAGAACAAGATTCAGGCATCGTTTGACAAGGTTGATGCTCTGATCATCAACCGAGAAAAGATCAAGTCTGCAATCGTGCTTTCTAACGCTTCTACCTATGTCTCTGTACTTGGTCGATCCATGACTGTAGCAGAAGCTATTGAACTGAAGTCTACTGTGTCTTTCCGACAACAGTACCTGAACACTCTGCGTAACCAGCTTATGCTTGAGACTCGGGAAGTTGATAAGGCAAATTTGGAACTGGATACGGCCATTACAGCGTCCCTAAATACCATCTATGGGAACGAGAAAGGCAAAGTTGATGCGGAAATGCATAAGGCAATCACCCTTCCTCAGAAGGAACAAAAAGAGGCTAATCTTCTTGACCCTATGAACATTCAGAGTCGAATCGAGAAGCTGACTGATGAAATTTCGCAGTTGTCCTCCGAAGTTGATTTTGTTCTTTCGGAATCGAATGCAATGACGCAAATTGATGTTGAACTTTCTGAATAATTGTGGTATAATATCATAAAGCAGAAGTTAACATAGACGAACAAACCTAGATAGGTTGTTCTGCGGGGACAAGAACTAAAAGAGTCCCCACTTGTTTTTGGTACAAGCAAATAATCTAAACGTCTGTTAAAGATTAAAGTTTATAAGCTTAACGATTACAAGTTTAGAGTTCAAGCTGTTAGAAGATCATATGATCAACCAATAAAGCTAAAAGCTCTTTTAAATCCGGGTTCAGGGTTTCGTTCAACCAGACATGGTTTGTCCCTCCGGCTGTCTATGTTGACTTCTTGTTTTTGTGGTATAATACTCACATGAAAACAGAACTGACACTCAAAATGTACTCCAAGACCTTTGTCTTTGTTGACAAGAGTCTTAAAAATTTAGCCAAGATGGCTATCAAAGAACTTGAGACAGTCAACTCCGATATGGCAGTTGACTCGATCAAGAAACTGAAGAAGAACCAGATGTTCTTCAACCTTGGAAAAGGTCAGATCGTCTGTTCAATTATTGAAACGAGGTAATAAAAAATGAACAAGCCAAACAAGTTTTTCCGCCTGAAGCATCAATATAAGACTCTTGTTACGATGGACAAGATTTCCGACCTAAAACGAGGTCGTGGAAATCGTAACCAGTTTCTGAACATGATGGTTGATGCTCAGATTGATTCAACCAAGCAGCCTTCCAAGGACTAAAAGAGAATCCCCGTAACAGGGGATTTTGTATATGGATATCAGATTTCAATATCTAATAAATGAGATAATTTCCGTTGCACCAGCAACTGCTTCGGAATATTACACCAAACAAAAAGCAGCTAAAGAACGGTTAGAAAAGCTGAAAGCTGAACTAATTGAAAAAATTGATACTCTAGAAAAGAAAGCAAAAGAAAATGTCTGATTATATGATTTCATTTAATTCTATTAGTGAAGATACTTCACTTCCATCTTTTATTCGGATGCTTTCATCTGATATGATCAAGAATAATGGTTATATTTCAGTTGGTAAGTTCTTTGAATCTCTGTCGGATTATGAAATTAATTATCTTCTAGAGGATTTGGAAGAAATGAACAAGCTGACAGATGAAACGATTGAAGGGTCAACTGCTGGTATGAATCTGACCCTTCTAACAATGATGCTAATGCAAGCAGACGGAACTTTTGATCTTGATGAAGATTCTATTCAGAAAAATCTAGATGTTGTTTCCGGGTTTATCTTGGTAGAAAGCCTAGCTAGAAAGGGTCTAGTAAAGGCTTTCCGAGAAAATTACTCGTTGTCGGAAATTGATCTAAAAATTGCTTCTGCTATTTAACTTCTGATCTTTTATCAATCAAGATTTCCAGTTCACCAATTCTTCTGTTGGCATTTCGTAACTCTTCCATTAGAGAAATGTTTTGCTCATGTAGATTGGTTAATTGTTCTCTTGTTTTTGCCAATTCGTCCGATAAAAGTTCTATTTGTTCCATCAAGCTTTCGACTTGTTTGGCATGAATAGAACTTAGACTTGTTTTTTCATCAACATCAACTTGTTTGAATTTTAGGTATGCAGCAATACCAATAGCAAACAGAGAAAGTGTTACTGAAATAGAGGTGGGTAGGTTTTTAGTTAAAAACTCAAATAGTAATGTTATGTCCATGATTTTTTGTAGAGTATAGTAGGTTGATTACAAAAGAGTATTGACATGATATTCCTAAAACAATAGGCAATATATCAGTAACAGTAAAATTGCTTTGACATAGACCGGAGAATCCATCCCATATCCAATATGTTCCAATAAATAAACCTAGGATTGCTCTGATCATAACATCCCAACGGTTTAACACTGAAACTAATTGAAATACACCAAAGATTAGAAATATTATTGCCCAAAATAGCCAATGATGTGCTTCTAGAATATGTTCGGATAGAAATTTATCATGTCCATAAAAGACTAAGATTGATGAAAAGAACAAAGAAACGCCGCTAATTATTTCAGCGGCTCTTGTATCAGATGGAAGAAGATTTTTGATTTGTATCATCACATTTTCCTGTTGGATAAAAAATAACTAGCAGCATTACAACTGAATCAAAAAACAACCATAATTTTGATGCAAATGATGAATCACTTACATTGGTTAATATGTCAGTTGATACGAATAAGCTAGTTTCAGCTATTATCAAAACAATAGCAATTAAAATACCAATTAGCAATCTAATTTTATCTTTTTCCAGCTTTGCGTCTTGATATTTTACTGCTGAAACATATACTGCTATGATAGCAAGTATAATTGGGATGGCATCTAGATACTGCATAATTTACTCATTTTCTGGTTTTGCAGAAAACTTTTTTACAAACTCAATATTATTTTGTAAATATTCTGGTACTCTTTTCCCTTTAATCTTATAGTCTGACGGTCCTACGTTATATGCCTGAATAGCGGCATTCTTGTCTCCCTTGAAAATTTTGTAGTTATCTCGTAGTGCTGAAGCTCCACGCTCGATAGCATGATCAGGAGACGCTAGAAGGGCATTAGCAGTGGTGTGGTGCCATTTTGGGATGACCTGAGTGATACCATATGCTCCCTTGCCTGAAATGGCCTTCTCGTTGAACGTACTTTCTACAGCCATTAGCGCCATCAGGTCTTCTGCTTTCGGAAATTCTGGATGTTCGTGTTTTACCGCAAGAGTCGCATACTTGATAGCGTTGTCCTTGGATAATTTGTTATCAACCTTTTTTAGTCCCATCGCAACTTTAGCTAGATGCAAAATTCTGTCGGATGTCTTGACTTGAACCGGATGATTGCGGTATAATGAGTCTAAATCGGGTGTTGGAGCATCCTGATTGATTGGCATGGAAGCCATTGCAGCAGCAGTAGCAACCTGAGCCATTTTCCCTCTCAGACTTTCTTCTAGATTTTGATTGTTGTTTTTCATACGATTGAAAATTAGTTGTTAGTATTGAGTTATTTATCTTTTTGAATGGAATCAAAATGAGTGTTAAACTAGGCGTAACAGAACATACGATTGACATGGAAGTATCTAAACAAGAAACTTTTAATCAATATCAATTCATCAAACCTGTTGGTTGGGGAATTAATATTCTAGAAATTGATGATGAAAACTATTCAACCGATCTGGTTGTTTATGTCACATCAAACATGAAAACAATGCTCCCTATTAGTATTTCAACTGGTTCTCGGTTTTCATCAATCGAGGAAGCTATTATCAGGACATATTTTTCCGGGAACAATATTTTTGGGGATAAGGTTTCCCCTGAAGTTTTGGTATATAATACTGATGGTGATATTCTGAAAGAGATTTCCATTTCTGATGTAATCTCTTCTTTTATTGAGAACATGAATTCAGAAGCAGAAGATGCTATGAATGAAAAACAGAATGCAACATTGCATTAAATAAATTAAAAATATGAATTACCTAAATAGGTATGTCAGTGTGGGAACTGACATAAAATACGAGAAGCCCGTTTTTAAAAGGAAAATTTATGAGTACATTCAACACATACGATGTTGATGCTTATCTATCTATTGGATATAGCATCGAAGAAGCGACCAAAAAAGTTCAAGAAAACCGAGAAGCAACTGCTAAAGGAATAAAGATTAGCATTGCGAAATCTAGAATCAAAAGATACGGTTTAACGAATATCACACCAGAAGAGTTAATTCAAACAGAAGATTCTCTTAAACAAAGAATTCCATTTCCAAACAACGGAATTCTAAAAATTATCAAAGCAGTTTCCGACAACAGAGAAATAGACTCAAAAGAAGCATTTTCTGTATATGAAACTCTTTATAAAAAGTTTTTAGAATCTGGCGTTCATAATCCAAATGCTAATACTGAATTCATAAAAGAATTATATGGCGCCGACAGCATTCAATATAAGAACAAACTTGAGTCAAACAAGAAATCAGCAACGTGTTCTTTTGAAAAGTTTTCCAGAACATATGCAGACAAAGACGAAGCATATAGAGATTTTTGTATCAAGTATGGTTCTAATAACATTGAACATCTGAAACGAAAGCATAATATAGACGAAGAAACGGCAAAAGAAATTGTACGCTCTAAAATCAATAAGGGAAAGCAGACATTCCTTAGTAAGCCAGAAGATGTGAGAAAAGAGATTGGAAAATCTAAAAGTCTTGGTTTACATTCTTATATTAAAAAATTTGGACAGGAAGAAGGAACTAAGAAATGGCTTGCTATATGCGATCTAAGAAAGGGTCAATGTTCTCTTGACTATTACATTGAGAAATATGGGGAGGAAGAAGGCAACAAACGATATGAGGTTAAACTTGATAGAAGAAATATGCCAACTTGCATTGAATACTGGACACATAGAGGATATAATGATGAATTAGCAAAATCCAAATTAACCGAGTATATCAAAAATAGACCAAACTTCTCCAGAGAATATTGCATACAAAAATATGGCATGGAAGAAGGAATAAAAATACATAAAGCTAGAACTGATCTTTGGCAATCGACATTAAAAGCAAAAACTCCAGAAGAAATTGCTGCAATTAATGCCAAAAAAGGATCGTGTCTTGAAGTTTATGTCAACAAATATGGCGAAGAAATTGGAAAACAAAAATATGAACAATGGTTAGTCAATGTTACGAATAGACTAACGAGCAGAACGGGGAAATCTTCTAGAGAGGCTACAATATTTTTCCTTAGACTATACAAAAGACTTAAAAAACTTGGTATAATCTCAAGCAGAAATGATGTGAGATTTTCCTCAACCGAGGACGATGAATATTATATTCTAACTAAAAATGGAATTAGATATTATGATTTTTTAATCAAAAATATAAATTTCATCATAGAATATAATGGTGTCACATGGCATCCAAGAGAAGGTGATTATGATTGGAAATCCCCATTTGGGCGCACATATGAAGAAGCGTTAGAAAACGATAAATTAAAATTGGAAGAAGCAAATGCTCTAGGATTTCATGTAGAATATGTATGGTCAGATTCTGATATTGAATCAGAATTGAACCGACTATGCTTAAAGATTTTGGATCATACAAATAATCTTGTTTAACTGAAAGGAAATGAAAATGAACCCACTACTAAAAAAACTACTAGCCAACAGCCCAACTAAACATGCATCGATTATGTCAGAGTCTGTTTTTTTCAATAAAAAAGATATCATTCCAACAGACTATCCAGTTCTAAATATTGCTCTCAGCGGTGAAGTTGATGGTGGTTTGACATCTGGTTTAATTTTGATCGCTGGAGTTTCAGGCACCTACAAAACTCTCGCCTCACTGATTTGTGTTCGTTCGTATTTAAACAAATATGATGATGCAATTTGTGTTCTTCTAGACTCAGAGGGAGGAATTACGCCAAGCTATCTAGAGGCACAGGGAATTGACCCAAGTCGAGTTCTCCATGTTCCGATTGAGCATCTAGAAATGCTAAAGTTTGAAATGGTGAAACAACTCAAAGAAATCAATCGCGGAGACAAAGTAATTTTCATGATTGATTCGATTGGAAATACTGGAAGTTTGGCGGAATTGCAAAATGCTCTTGATGAAAAATCAACTGTTGATCTCCAGCGGGCACGTGTAATCAAGGGAATTATGCGTATGATCACACCATCTCTGGTCGCAAAAGATATCCCATGTGTATGTATTGCTCACACATATGAGGAAATGGGTCTGACTTATAAAAAGCAAATCATTTCTGGTGGTCAAGGTTTGAGATATTCTTCTAATCTTGCTTTCATTTTTTCCAAGGCGCAAGAAAAGGGTAGTGACGGCGAACTTGATGGTTGGAACTATACAATTACCGTTGATAAATCACGATTTGTACGAGAAAAATCAAAACTTTCATTTCAAGTTCTGTATGAGACTGGTATTCAGAAATATTCCGGGTTGATGGATATTGCTATTGATCTCGGAAGAGTTGTTAAGCCAAATTCGGGGTGGTACAGTCGAGTTGATGATGATGGCGTTGTTGAGTCTAAGAAATGGCGTCTAAAGGATACAAACACTGCTGAATTCTGGGATATGCTTTTGAATTCAACATCTTTCAAGAGTTCTGTTTCTGATCGATATAAACTTGGTCATCTTGAAAAAATGCGTATTGAAGATACTGAAGACTTTATGGACGATGAACATCAATCAGAAGAGTAATTAAAACAGGGGCTTCGGCCCCTCAATAAATTATGCTAAACAAACTCAAAAATATATTCTCTCCAAAAAAAGAAGAATCTAAATATCAACTTGTTGAATCTAAACTAGATGACGAGCATTTTCAACAAGGAATTCGTCTTACTTCTGGAAAGTATTCTGGTGTCATATTCACCACTGGACCAAAAGTTTCTTTTTCTGAGGAAAATGGTTCTGTCAAGCTAAATTTCAAGTATAATCTTGAGTACAAGCCAAAAGACTTGGTAATCGAACACTCCGAGTTTGAGTCTATTGTCGGTGATATTATTCTTGAACTAATTGAAAAGGATTTAAATGCGGCTGGAGCCTCTAATTCTGAACATTCTCACTAAAAATGAGGAATACACAAAGAAAGTACAACCACATCTGAAATCAGAATATTTTCATAAAAGAGTTGAGAAAACTGTATATCAGCTAATCGATTCGTTTTATGTCAAATATTCTAGACTTCCGCCAAAAGATGTTTTGATGGTTGAGTTGGATTCTGTTGAAGGACTATCTGGAGATGAATATACAGAATGCAAAAAAACACTCAATGAAGTATTTGATGATGAATACAAATACGATCTAGAGTGGCTAGTTAACGAAACAGAGACATTCTGTAAAGACAAATCTGTCTATAATGCAGTCATGCAAGCAGTAAAGATTATCAATGGAGATGATAATAAATTTACTGAAAATCAAATACCATCAATTCTTCAGGATGCTCTAGCAGTATCTTTTGATAAGAATGTTGGACATGATTATTTCGACAATGCCAAGGATCGTTTTGATTTTTATCATAGGAGCGAAGTCAAAGTACGAACATCAATTGATTTGTTGAATAAAATTACTGGCACAGGTATTCCACGGCGAACTCTAAACATTCTGTTAGGGGCATCTGGTTCCGGTAAAAGCGCAATTAAGTGCTCTCTTGCTGCTGACTATCTGACTCAAGGATACAATGTTTTGTATATTACTCTTGAGATGGCCGAACAACGGATTGCCGAACGGATTGATGCGAATTTGTTTAATGTTCCGGTTTCAGAAATCAAGAATCTATCTGAAAAGATTTTCGTTGATAAGATTTCAAAATTGCATGAAAAAACTCGCGGAAAACTTGTTATCAAGGAATATCCAACATCAACTGCATCTGTTGCAAATTTCAGAATTCTTTTAGATGAATTGAAGAACAAGCGGGGATTCATCCCAGATATTCTGATTGTTGATTACCTTGGTATTTGTGCATCTGCTAGGTATAAATCTGCGGCAAATATTAATAGTTATACTTATCAGACATCTGTTGCAGAAGAACTTAGAGCACTTGCAGTAGAACAAGACTTTATTATCTGGACTTCTGTTCAGACAAATAGAAGTGGTATGAATGTGTCGGATTTTGATGTCGAGGCTATGGCTGATTCAACTGGTCCTCTAAAGACTGCCGATCTTCTACTTGGTATTATTCGAACAGATGATCTAACTGCCTTGAATCAGATTATTTTGAAACAATTGAAGAATCGGTTTGGTGATCCTAACTACTACAAAAAATTTGTTGTTGGTATGGATTTTTCCAGAATGAAGATGTATAATGTAGAGAACTCTGGTCAGACAACAGAGATTCAATCAACCATTAAAAACGAAGAAAGTGAGAGTCGATATGGAACAAAAACAGCTACTAACAGAAGTTCTTCCAGTTCAGGATGGGACTTTGATGATTGATGATGCATTTGAATTGGATAATGATCAAGTGCTAGAAGATCAAGAATTCATCAAGCAAAACTTTTTTATTGGTGGATATGACTATGAATAAACAGATGTTTCCTTTTAAACCAGACGAAACAAATGAAGTCAAAAGTGCATACTCATCTTCACACTATGACTTTGATTATGTCCTAACTGAAAAGGACATTCAGGCAGGTAAGATTAGGGTAGATGCATACTTTGTTGCCAAGCAATGGAAAACAGGCTCTAGGGACGATTCTGGCGCACTCTTCCACTGTCTAAAGACGATTGCTAGGTTCGGGGATAAAAACCCCATAGAGCGTGAAATAAAGGCTCTATACAACCAAGCTAAGGCTCTAGGACGAATCTACAACATCGATCTGGAGTAAAGATTATGCACAAGAAGCCAAACTGGGTTAAGCATGTCAAGGCAACCGAAAGGGGTTGGGTTGACGCTGAAACTGGTGAGCTTCTTGTTGCCGTTAGAGGACTTCCTCTTGATGAGCAACAAGAAGCCAAACTAGAAACTAAACAAAAACGGAAATACACTAGGAAGACAAAATGAACCAAATTATGATCGATATTGAAACTTTAGGGACAACACCAGATTCTGTTATTTTGTCAATTGGTGCTGTCAAATTTTCTTTTGATGATGACGATATCGAAACATTTAAACAAAATATTGATCCGCGATCATGTAAGAAATATGGTCTAGTCACACAAAAAGATACTATTCAATTTTGGGCAGATCAACCAATTGAGGTTCAGAAATCGGTAATGAGCAATCAATCTGATATCGAGTATGCTCTAACAGGATTAAATAATTTTATCGGTGGATACAATTCAAAAAATCGAATTTGGGCAAATGGTGTCGCATTCGATATTTCAATGCTGGAATGGTCATATCGAGTAGTCGGTATTCCTTGTCCTTGGCGTTATTTCCAGATTATGGATGTTAGGACAATTATTTCACTATCTGGCATTGATTGGAAAAATTATCCACGAATTGGAGATCATCACGATTCTATCGGTGATTGTCTAACTCAAATTAAAATTATTAAGGAAATTTTATCAGGATGATTTATCAGAATATTTTTGATCAAGATGATCTATGGGAGGTTGATTCGCGTGATCCAACTAAATTTGTAGATGGGGTTGAGTTCGTATTGGTTAAAAAACCGGGAACTCAACGAAAACTACTAATGAAAAAGGATGCGCTAAAGCCGTCGCAAAAACAAACAATTTTTAAGGAAAAATAATGCAAGTCACACACAACCCACACTTCGACAAAATTTCTAGGAATAAAGTTAAATGCTTATCCTGCAATGAAGTCATTGAATCGAAGTACACTCACGATTTTCAAACATGCTCATGTGGCTCATGCTCAGTTGATGGAGGTCTTTCTTATGTTCGTGTATTGGCACAAGACTTTTCTATGGTAGAATACCAGACGGAATATCGACAGCCAACCTATCAAGAAATCAACGAGCAGATTGAAGAGTTTAAAAAATTCGCAGATGAATGGAAAGATTCGGCATATTGGACTAATATGTTGAAATCGGCAATTGACTATAAGCATCATATTTTTGGAAATGACTCGAAAGCGATATGAAATAATTGCAACTGCATACGATAAAAAAGGAAATGTAATATCAAAAGGAGTAAATGATTACAATAAATCGAATACTTGGCAAAAAGAGTTATCTATTGCGTGTGGTCTTGATGAGGATAGAATTTATATTCATTCAGAAGTTTCTGCTTTAATACAGGCAAAAAACAAAAGAAAACAGGTTCATACATTAAAAATAGAAAGATTTGATTATAGGGGAAATCCGAAGATCGCATTTCCCTGTATCAGTTGTCAACTAGCAATTAAACTATCTGGCGTAAAGAGAGTTATCTTTACTGCGGAAGATGGTTATGAGGAATGGATTCTATGACACAACACATATTTTTTACTGCCGATACACATTATTTTCATAAAAAAATACAAGAATATTGTGTTGATACACGACCAAAAGGCACAGTCGAAGAAATGAATGAGTTTCTTATTGCTGCTCATAACAGTCGAGTTAAAAAGAATGATGTTATTTATTTCCTTGGAGATTTTGCTTTTACTAATGCAGAAAATACCAAGGAACTGATCAATAGACTAAACGGCAAAAAACATATGATTCTGGGTAATCATGATGCTGTTATTCGCAAGAATAAAGATATTCAAGAAATGTTTGAATCTGTTCAGAATCTCAAAGAAATTTCAATTGACAAACAGAAAATTGTCCTTTGTCATTTTTCAATGAGAATCTGGAACGGTATGCATTGGTCTGGCGGTAGCTCAAAAGCAGCTTGGCATCTGTATGGTCATTCTCATGGCTCCCTTGAGTATGTCCCATATGGTAAGAGTATGGACGTTGGGGTTGATGCTAGGCCACAAAAAGACTGTGCCCCTTGGGCACTGGAAGAAATTTCTGCTATAATGCGTGAAAGACCAGTTCTGGTCGTCGATCATCATGGAAATGGAGAGTAAGTATGAAACAACAAATGATTCTGATCCGGGGTATCCCCGGCTCTGGTAAGTCTACTCTTGCCAATATCATCATCGGTAACAATCCTTCTGTGTTTAAGCACTATGAGGCTGATATGTATTTTACTGATGATAATGGCAACTATATCTGGGATTTTTCTCGGATTGGTGCTGCTCATTCTTGGTGTCAGGCAGCAACTCACAAAGCCTTGAAAGATGGGTATTCTGTGATTGTTTCCAATACCTTCACGACCAAGAAGGAGATTCAATACTATCTTGATCTTGCTGAAGCATTTCATATTGTCCCGACTGTTATTATTGCTAACGGCAACTTTAAGAATGTCCATTCTGTTCCTAATGAAACGATTGACAAGATGAAGGATCGTTTTCAGTATAATTTGGGGTAAAAATGAAAATTGCATATTGTTCTGATCTTCACTTGAATGTGAAGGGACTTATTATCAATAACACTGTTAATGCAGATGTTTTGATTTTGGCTGGAGATATTGTTGAAGCTGCTATCTGGAAAGCTTGTCCAGAGTTTCAACAATTCTTTGATACAGTATCTAAGGAATTTAAACATGTTCTCTATGTAATGGGAAATCATGAACATTGGGGATGGGATTTCATTGATACTGCTAGTAGGCTTAGAGAGTTTCTTCCAGAGAATGTAATTCTTCTGGACTCCGAGTCTGTAGAAATTGATGGAGTTACATTCGTTGGTTCAACTCTATGGACTGACATGAATAAGGAAGACCCTATTTCTATGATGGAAGCTGCGAGGTGTATGCGAGACTATGAGAGGATTCAGAATTCTAATTCTCCTGTTCATTATTGGGCTGATGTTGGTGGTAAGCGTGTTGCCAAAACTCGTGTAGGAAATCTAACTGTTCAGGATACTATTGAAGAGCATAAGATTTCTCTTGAAATTATCAAGAATCTAGTCAAAGACAAAGAAACGGTAGTCATGATTACCCATCATGCTCCAACCCATCTTTCTATTGATTCCGACTACATTCATGCACATCACCTAAATGGAGCATATGTGTCAGATTTATCAGAATTTATTCTTGATAATCCTCAGATAACATGCTGGTTCCACGGCCATGTTCACCAGATTTTCGACTATAATGTAGGTGTCTGTAGGGTACTTACCAATCCAAGAGGCTACTACGGATACGAATCTTTGGCATATAATTTTCAACTGAAAACTTTCGAGGTGTAAAAAATGGAAGCAACGATTTTCACTGAAGTGCAGTATAATGAACTCCGCGCTCGTAACGAAGAGCGACTCAAGGAAGCGAAGGAGAAACTTGGCACTAAGTATCTTCTTCATCCCAATAATCAGGTAAAGCGTCTGGTTCCTTTTAAGAAAGCAAGGAAAAATGCAAAAAATATTATGCGCTGATTACAAGAAATTTCTAGTTGACAACGCTAAGTTGTCCATGAATTTTCTGATGATGATTGATTCTGGTATTGCTAAAATTCAAGAATCTTCATTGTGGAGTCGATTCTTGAATAGGAAGAAAGTCGCAATGATGCTTTCTATTCGGGAATCTATGAACAAGCTTCTTGCTTCATATGCCAAGTCTGCAATCTATATGGATATGCTACTTGATGATGGAGTAGAATACGTTGATGTTGAAGATAACTCAGAATATTTTTCAGAGACGACACATCCAACAAACATGTTCAAAGCCTTGAGTGATTATTTGGAGCCATCAACGAATGCTTGACAGAAATATAACTACATCAACTGGTAGCGGAAATCTTGTTCTTGGGGAACATCGAGCATCTGACTATATTATTGATAAATTCCTGATTGATTCATTCAATCTAGGAAGGAACATCAATAATAAAAAGATGACTCTTGATGCTAAACGAAAAGATTTTCGTCTTTTTATCGAAGAAACAAAATGGATTCAGTCGATTCATGATATTGACGAAAAAACAGATTTGTTTATCGGAAGAAAAAGTGCCGACGAGATCAATTTTGTCATCAAAGCATCTTGGTCAGACTCTCTGATTTCTCTGAGCATTCATTCTGCTATTGATATTTCTAATCTGATTGCAGATATCAAAAAACAGTTTACTGTTCCGGGAGCGTATGTCAGATGGATTTACGATTCTCAGTATATGGAATCCATTAAGGTTCCTCTAGAATCAAAAAATCTACCATTTACAGAGATGTATCCGTTTCTACAAGGTGAAACTCTTCATGAGTATTATGATCGTTTCATCAATTCAGATGCATCAATATTGCTTCTGATTGGTCCACCGGGAACAGGGAAAACAAATTTTGTCAAGGGGCTATTGCATCATACCAAACAAAATGCTATACTGACATATCACAGTAAGTTGCTTGAGTCTGATGAGTTTTTTGCTGATTGGTTCCGATCAATCGATGAAAACATTGTTATACTAGAGGACTCGGATACACTGCTGCTACCTAGAGCAGAAGGAAATACGATGATGAATCGTTTTCTAAATCTAGGCGATGGTCTGATTTCTATCAAATCAAAGAAGATGATCTTTACAACAAATCTTCCAAATGTCTCTCATATCGATGAGGCTCTGATTCGTAAAGGTCGCTGTCATGATGTGGTAGAATTCAGAAATCTAAACAAAGAAGAAGCAAAAACAGTAGCAGATAAAGTTGGATTGACTCTAGAAAATCAAGACTATTATTCTATTGCTGATATTTTTGCTGATTCTAAAACTCGTTCTCCCAAGAAGAACAACTCTTTTGGTTTTATTTAAAAAGGAAATTTGAAATGACTACTATCAACACTTTTGTTATGCCTTCTTCTCCCGATGATCGCAAGAAAATCATGGACGCAATGAATGAAATTTCTGCTTGCATGACCCGAATTGAAGGAGAAAAGAGTTATATCAAGGAAACTATTGCTGATCTGCACGAAAAGTTTGACATTCCCAAGAAGATGCTCAATCGATTTGCGAAATGTCATCATAAGCAGTCATATCATGAAGAACTTGGTGCTGATGATGAGTTTGAAACCCTCTGTCAGACTCTAGTAAATATCGAGTAAAGACAAATAAAACACCCGGCAACAGCCGGGTTTCTTGTATGGAGATGTGAATGGCAACAACACCAAAACAACAGACCAGAGTATCTAAGAATCAGCTAGAGACTGCTCGGAAACGGATTAAACAAGACCCTAGACTTCTAGAACCAAAAGAAATTGACCAGAATGATTACACATCATCTCTGGCTAAACTGCTTTATTATTATGGTAACAACTTTGACAATAAATCAAAGAAAGAATGGACTGTTAATTATTTCAAAGACAGTAACAAACAACTATCGAAGCTATTATCAAAAGTAAGTCATCAATATTTTTCGACTGTAGGTTCTCTTATTCGAATGAAAGAGAATGGAGTTATCCTAAAAGATTCTATTGATAATCGAATCCTAAATCTAGCAACTGAGATTTCTACCAAAGCCGATCTGACTATAGTTGCTACTCCTAAGCAGGATGATGATCAACCAAAAGCAGAAAAAATTGATTATTTTCTTGGAGAATTTGAAGGTTATATTGACGAACATCTAGGGAAGAAAAAATCTCTAGGGATAGTCTCGTGGTCTAAACAGTTCTCTCCTACGCTGATCCAAGTGAATGCCCTCAAAACGCTCATAGAGAAGAAGATAGTTGAGTATGAAGGGGTAGGTACTGATAAGGAGCTTCTAGACGCCTATAGGCTCTCTAAAGTGGCTTGTCGGGGGATTGTGACAGCACTCAGAGAAGCAGTATCCGAGTTGTCTACGATGTATCAACGCAAACCAAGAACCCCCAAGGCTGTTCCTATACAGAAGATTGTGGCGAATGTCAAGTACATGAAGGAAGATTTAGGTCTTGGTATTTCATCCATTGATCCAGCAGCAATTATTGGAAAAACATCTCTTGTTACATTTAATACAAAGACAAGAAAGATTCAATATTATGTTGCCGAAGATGGAAAGCAGTTTGGCATCAAGGGAACAACTCTGCTGAATTATGATGAAGCTAAGTCCATGCAGAAAACACTAAGAAATCCAAAAGACCAGCTACTCAACCTGCTTCAGTTACCAAAGAAACAGTTTGAGAAGGCTTTTTCTATGGTAAAATCTATTGAGACTGTTCCTAGTGGTCGCCTAAACGATGACACTCTAATCTGTAAACAATTCTCCTAAAGGAAATACATGTTAATTCTAGATTATTCTCAAATTTGCCATGCGGCAATCTACCAATTTGAGGATGATCTTCGGGACAATACCGAAGATGTCCTCAATCTATTCCGCCATTCTATTCTATCCACGATTAAATTCTATAAGAAGAAATTCAAAGAATATTCGTCTGAAATTGTGATCGCCTGTGATGGTCGATCATATTGGAGAAAAGAAATCTTTCCACACTATAAAGCATCTCGAAAAAAGAACCGGGAAGATCGAAATCTTCCTTGGGATAAGATTTTTGCTGCTATTGATCAGATGGCAATAGATATTTCAGAAAACTTTCCATATAAAGTAATCAGGATTGACAAGGCAGAAGCCGATGATATTATGGCTGTTATTGTTGAGGAAATTTGCAATAAACGCATGATCCAGAATGGACTAGAAACAGAAGCAGAACCTGTTTTGATGGTTTCTACCGACAAAGATATGTCTCAGTTGCAGAAATATTCCAATGTTTCTCAATATTCACCATTCACACAGAAATTCATTAAACTAGAATGTTCGCCAAAAGAATTTCTGCGTAGGTTGATTCTAACTGGCGATTCAGGCGACGGAATTTGCAATTGCTTTTCTCCAGAAGATTCATTTGTTACAAAGACGCGACAAAAACCAGCATCAGAGAAAAAGATGGAACCATTCCTTCTAGCAGAAAACATGCTTGATGCTACCGATGATGAATTTATCAAGAATCGCATCATCATGAATACTAGACTAATTTCCTTTGCTGCTATTCCTAAATACGTCAGAGAATCAATTGTTGATGAATACAACACGAAAATTCTCGGAAACAAAACCAAAGCATATCAATATCTTGCCAAACACAAATGCAAGATGCTACTAGAATCTATTGAGGATTTTTAAATGGGTGAACAAATTAAAGAAATGCAGAAATTTGCATATGAATATGGATTTTCAAAATTCGATCAAGAAGAAAATCCATATGAAGATATTCCAGAGCTAGGATTTCTGATTGAATATTATGAATCTGGTAAAAGAATGGGTCAGATTTTGAATAGTCAAAAACAAGCTGATATGAATCAAGTGTTAAAGAAAGGCGAATAAAATGAGGCAAGAAATCCTAAATGAAAAACTACCAACTTTTCTTGAAGTAATCAAGAAAGCAAATGAATCGGATGATCCAGTTTCTGCCTTAAAGGAAGCGATTAAGAAGGATTCTAGGATTACTAATATTCTAGGATATGCTGGAAATCCAAATGCCAAGTTTCCATTACCAGAAGGTGTTCCTCCATACATTCCATCAGAATATCCACTTGGTCTAGCCGAAGTTGAAATTCTGCATCTGAGTAATAAACTTCAAGTTCTTTTTGGTCCTGCACATAAAGCCAAGAAAGAAGAAATGTATATCCAGTGGTTAGAGAAGATGAATCCAGAAGAAGCAGAACTTCTTAATGCAATCAAGGATCAGAATATTTTTGAGATATATCCTAATATTGAAGAGTATGTAATTGTTGATGCTCTTGGATGGGATCGACAGATGTACGAAAATTTGAAGGCTAAAGTAAAAGCCAAGTAATAAATAAGCCCCTCTAGAGGGGCTTTAGTTTTTTCTAAATATGATTATATTATCCAATAAAACAAAAATATGAAATACGATCTAATAGCAGAAGCATATAAAAAATTACTAAAAGAATCAATCGAACATCCTATGATTGAAGTTGATGGTGTCCTAAAGCATAGAAATAACTCAGAAGGTAAACCAATCCATCCAACTGATGAAGGCATCAAGAACTTTCATAGATGGGCATCAAATGATCTAGTAACCGATGAGCATGGCAGACCAAAGGTTTTCTATCATGGCACCAAACATGCCGATCAGATCGATACATTTAGACCGGGCGGTGTTGTTGGTTCCACGCTCACAGGAGACGCTTATGGTGTTGGGACGTACCTCTCCACTTCCCCAAGCGAAGCATCGTCCTATGCCGGTTCTAGTGGCTCTGTGTACCCTGTTTATGCCAAGGGTAACATCCTAGATATGGATGCAGAAGAACTACCCAAGGAACACCAAGAAAATCTTACCAAATTTGCTAACGAAAATATGATTGATTCTGACAAGGGTAGATTCCCATCTATCACCAGAAAGACAGCAAAGTTTTCTGAGGATGAATTAGATGATGCTAGAGAATTCTTTGAGAATAAAAAGAAAGATCATGAGGTATTTGGTGGCGGATATGACAGAAATTTCCCAACAGTAGATAAGATTGGCGATAAATTCCACATCTCATATGTGGATTATAGTGCGCCAGTCCAGATTAAATCCGGGCAAGATGCACAGAATCTATTAAAAGCAGTTGGGTATGACCAATTATCTAGAATTGGATTTGATGGTCTAAAGATGAAAAGAGATGGTGGAGCAGAATGGTTAGTTATGCATTCACCAGAATACAATACCAAGTCTGCAATAGGAAATATTGGTGGATTCTCTAAATATCACCCAACTCTAATGGAGTCACTATCATGAAAACTAAAACAAAACAAGTCATTACATATCTAATCGAAAGATTACAAGAACCATCTACTATCAGAGGAATCGTACTGGTTGCATCTGCTGTTGGTTCACATTTCAGCGAAGAACTTCAATCAGGAATTATTGAAATTGGCCTGATAATTGCTGGTCTAATTGCTGTTCTAACACCAGATTCTATGACAACTAAAAAAGTAGAACCAAACAGACAAGAGGATTCTAATAATGTTTAATCGAACCTATTATCATGGAATTACTAGAAAGCTTATTGTCGGAATGGGTAATCTATTTTCTGGAATCAAAATAGAAAGAAGAAATTCGGATAATGTAGTTGAACAACTAATCGATGTTCCTGTAGCCTACGGAAACAGAGAAAAGTGGCTACAAAGATTGAGCGAAGAACCAACATTTGACAAGCGGGTACTCATTACTCTACCGAGAATTGGATTCGAGATGGTGGGGATCGAATATGACCCTTCTAGAAAGCTAAACAAGGCTACTCAGCTTCGATCATGTGGTTCTACGGGGGAACTTGGTTCAGTGCTTACAGCGGCTGCTCCAGTGCCCTACAATGTCAATTTTGTGGTGTATGTGATGACCAAGACACAGGATGACGCTCTACAGATCGTTGAGCAGATTCTTCCATATTTTTCTCCCCAATACACAATGACAATTAATCTTGTTCCTGAGATGGGAATCGTTCAAGATGTTCCAATTAATTTGAATGGAGTTGAAATATCGGATACATATGAAGGGGCAATGGAAAGCCGAAGGGAAATTGTATATACATTAATGTTTACTGCCAAGACCGAATACTTGGGACCAGTTAAACAAAGCACCAATGTTATTCTACATACCAAGGTTAAACTTGATCCAATGTCAGGTCAAATTGCTAGAGAGGTTGATACTGATGTCGTCGGAACAATCGAGGATTACCAAATCGTTGATTCATTCTTTGATATAGCTAGACCAATATCAGATAACTCACCAACATTTTAAAAAACAAAAGGGACCATATGGTCCCTTAGTTATTTTTCACATCGAACTAATTTTCTTAGTTAGTTCTTCCAGAGCAATTTTTCGTTGCAATTCTGGAGATACCAACGAATTCAGTGCTGCTTCCATTTCTTCAATTTCTTTCTTCTTAGAATTGAATCCAATTACTGCGATTCGTTTCTGACAATCGGTCAACCATTGTTCATATGTATATCCTTGAAATTTAGGATGAGTATCAATTTTAAGACCCAATGCGAATGTCGATTCAGTCAGAAATCTAATTCGCATTAATACATCAGCAAGCAACGCAACGACTTCTTGTTCATTCATTACGACCAGATTTTTCTTATCGGTGCCATCTGGTTTGAATGAATATGAGCAATTAGTTACCCATGATTTAGTTGCATTAGACTGAACTTTTTCAAATTCTTTTTTCTTTTCTTTAAGCTTTTCCATTAGCTCAAGAATAATATCATCCATTGTTTTTACGGTTTCCATTCTACTTCCTTTCCATTTTCAAGAATCAAAAATATTTTATATGAGTAAGTTTTTTTGTCAACTACAGGTTCTGTATAGTATGGTTTATTGTATTGATAATAATAACTTGGATTAGACTTTCTAAAAGTCGTAATTTTTATTGAATTTGCTAGGTCAAAATTAATTGTTTCCACAAATTCAATTATATTTTTTGTGGTATCCGCATAATGAGTATAATATACGCTAGTTGGATCATCTTCAACAAACCTAAAAATTTTATGATAGCTATAACCATTTTCTTTTAGTTGTATATCATACTTTTCAAACCTAATATCAACAACTTTATTGGAGTTAATTGTTTGAAAAAATTCAGATGCCAATTCGGCATAGTTATCTGCTGGTTCGTTTGAATCAACCTCCATTAGAGTGCTGATACTTGGGCAAGAATAACTCCATTTCTTCCATTCATTATAGTTAGCAAAGATATGTTTCTTACCTTTGTTCAGATGCTTTCTATCAGAACCATAACCATAACCATAGTCCCAATCCCACCAGTTATAAAAGCCAATATAGATATATTCTTTTCCAGATTTCTTGTTTGTATATCGGAATCCGGGTTTAAGGTCTTTTGTTGAAATCTTCTTATCTTGGTTAGAAGTAAATTTCAAAGATTCTTGATATGCTTCAGAATTAACCGGAAGCAATACGAGTTCTGTTCCTGCCCAAGCAAAAACCATTTCTTCAACGATTTCACGCTTAGAAACATCAGAATGAGTTAGGATTCCAAGTAGATTATCAACGGAGACTTCAAATTCAAAATCCCTAGAGTCATAAACTCGAATGACAGATCGACCAGAACCCCAATGATATGAAACTCGTTGAAGTCCTTTGTTCAGAACAAACCCATTAATAGGCTTATTGTCAAATTCGACCTCTTGAATATTCTTGTCGCGCCACGAATTCCATGACTTTTCCTTGCGCCATTCACCTTTTTCATCTTGATAAATGACATATCCAAGTTTTCCTGTATATGTGTCGGACCGATTTTGAAAACCAACTTTGATTTTCTTTGGGATAAACAAATTATTTTTCATGATTCAATCCCGAGTGCTTTCTTTTCTTCATCAGTCAACTTACTCAGAGCAGTTTCACGAAGTTGTTGTTTACGCTCTGCTTCTGCAAGCCTATCACGCTCTTCCTGAATAGCAGATTCTGCCGATTCAAGATCATATAGGCATTGCCAATTCTGTTCAACCGGAGGAACTGGTTTCAGATCGACTCCTTTACGATTCCAACCAACCCTCCAACAGAATTCATAGTTATCATCGGTACGAACTATATTAAGATTATAATCGGTTGCGCTGAATTTGGAGAAATCAAATAACAGAGCAGCAAATCGTACTGGATATGCTGCTTTGAAGTCTTCCCAGTCTTTCTGTAGTTTACTCATACGCTCAATTTCGATTTCTGCTTGTTTTTGTGCTTTAGTTTTGCGCTTCTTCGCAATCGGTTTAACTGAATCACGATCACGCTTGAACACAATCACTTCTTTAGCATATGCAGAAACATCTTGAAACTTGTCATCCGACATACTCAGATAATCATTTTCAGTATAACCATAGCGGTCAATTCCGCTACCAATACCAACATATTTGCCATCCTCATCGAATGCAGAATAGCCGTAAGAATCAAATCCTTCTGAATCATAATTCCCAAACATCAACTTTTCATCATAATTGTCTGTATCCCATTCAACAGGAACTTCACCATAACAATTATAAATGTATTCGGTATTTCCTTGACGATTACTGTAACTGTAACACCACGGAGAATATTTTCCACGACTCATAATATAGGTTCCTTGTCAATTTGTTTGTTGAGATGTGTTGCTTGATCCGCCAATAACGAAATCATACACCAGTTCTTCAGCATCGTCAAGTGAATGTTCCTTCAGAGCAACATTCAGTTTCTTATCTGATAGTGTTACTGAGTATCCCTTCTTCTTGAAAATAACAGACCCCTTGACATCACCCGACTTGATAGAAAACGTTGCCATAGGCTGCATGATTCACTCCTTCTTTTCTGCTGGTTGTTGAACTTCCTTGGACTCTTCCTTTTTCTTCTTAGAAAAAATCAGATCATAGTTATTTCGATACGAATCCATATCAGTTGGACGTTGCTTAGAACCTTTTCCTGCTTCACTTGCCATTTGCTTGCCACTCCTTTGATAGACGATACGGACCAGATACGATCCGACAATTTGAACCAAACTCTTCCCCGATTATAACAGCTTCTTGGGCTGATGTTGCAATCACTGCACCAACAGTATAGCCCCATTTTGGTTTAGGTGTTTCTGGTTGAACATAGTACATGTACTTCTCATCCATTATTACACTCCTTCTCTAGAAAGTCAAGTAAAATTTTCTCAACAAATTTATTGAGAGTCATATCCAATTCGTGTGCCATTTTTGCGAGAAGAAAAAATTCGTGTTCTGTTAATTCCACCTGAATTACTTCCCGAGTATCGATTTCCTTCTTTGTATCCAACATAATAACCAACTCCAAATGTAATTAAAGTGCCAAGCAACAACATGAAAATATTGAACAATATTTTAATCACTAGAGCCTGTGTTGCCATTGTCGATTTCCCCTTTCCATTCCTTATCATGCAGACCTAATTGATATCCAGCAATAATCCCTAATACTGCTGCAATAATCATATAGATAACATCCATTATTATAGTCCTTTCAAAAGAGAAACGAATTCTGGTGAATTCGACTCAATAATTTCCATCGCGTATCCTTCACCAGCTTTATAAATCGATTCTTGGAATGATGAAATGATTCCTTGATGGTACATAGTCAATCGTTTTTCTGATCCCTTATAGCATTCATAGACTGAACCTGAATATCCATGAAATAAATAAAACAATTCATTTTCTTCGATATGTTCAATGCCGGAATTCAATTGCCATGAATCTCCTTTAGCATACCCGCCATACCATCCACCAAAAACTTTATACGTAACATCATCTGGTCTAGTAAACTTAATTACAAGCCATGTATCAGGTTTATATGTAGTCATTTTTTATTAGCCTTTTCTAGTTGTTCACTAATATAGTCATCAAGCTTATTCTCAATGATAGTTACAACTTTACCTGAAAGTTGCTGAACCTTTTCATTCTCTGCAATCTTCTGTCCGGTATAAGCACCAACCATCATCCAAGCAGTCCTTTCAGATGGGATGATGGTAATAAAAATTGATAGAATAATTCCAATAATGGCTGAATATTTGATCGATTTATCAATCATATTCCTGAATGACTTTATTTCATCCTTTAGCGTGCCATCTCGATTAAAATGCCAAGAATAATCTTCTCTAGCAAGTCTGATAGCAGACGTGACAATAAGAGTCATGAGTGTAATGAACAATCCAACCTTCAAAAATACATGAATAGCGGAAATAGAATAGATAAGATAAACAATGAGTGCAAGAGTCATTTTCAATCTCCAATAATAGTCAGATAAGTATTGCGATCAATGGGTTCCCCCATATATTTGTACCAATTAGGTTTCATGTCATATTTTTCCATAATCCTTTGAATGATTATTTGTTTATCAGAAGCATTCATCTTCCAATCATTTTTGAACTCAGTAGGGAATTCGTCAATACAAATTTCTTCCTGATTGGACAAATTGTATCCGCGCTGTTTGAGTTCTTCAGTCAAGGCAATATGCCGCTTCTGAAGGAAAAGCATCTTGTCAAGAAAGAATTTCATATGACCAGTATTTAGAGTAAAACTGGAAGGAATGCTTTTCAGAATTTCATTTCTAGTCTTGGAAGAAAGATTCTGCCTAAGCAGAGTAAACATTCTAGGGAGTTCCCGATGTTCAGCAAACAGATGAGCATCAAGAAGAACTGAAGGATGAAGGTCGGCGTTGATTCGTGTCATGATGTATGGATTATAACATAAAAATGGGGACACAAAGTCCCCAAATCTTAAAAAGCCCTGTAGTCGAAACTAAAAGCGGAATACTTGTTCAGAATGATATAAATTTTCTTTTTCCCATATGGATGTTCAAAAGTCATGTTTCCACCATCCGAAATATTCACCAGATTCTTCCCGCTTAGGTCAAACTGAGTAAATTTCTTGATATTAAGCTTTTCGTCATCGTCGTCGGCATAGATAGAAACTTCTTGTCCTCCCGGAACATACAGAGGATTCTTGTAAATCATCTGAGGATAAAACTTGTTATTGACAGGTTTGCCATCAAGAATAACAGAAACTTCATATGTAGAAGATTCCCTAGAAATATCCATGTTCAGATGCTTAATAGCCTGAGTTGCATCCTCATCATAACGATTCATTTCCTCAATCAATGCCGAAAGCATATCAAAAGTAAACGAAGCAAAAGTCGAATGAATCATTTTTAGTGACTTCATATGATCTTTATTCTTCAGTTTATCATCTGCATATTCTTGTAGAAAGTCAGAGTCAACTCCCGAATAGCTATAAGAATAATAAATGCGTCCCGGACGATTTGTTAGATAAGCGTTCAGCTTATCCCCGTTTGTAGTAAATACGAACAGCTTGGACGAAGAAACAGTACCGTCCAAGAGAGTCAGAAGGCTCTGCTGATCATCGTCATCATACACCTTCTCGAACTCGTCAAACAGAATCATAGCTGGCTGCTTGATCTGTCCAATTAGTTCATTGAAAGCCTGACCACACCAAGGAACGTTGATAACAATCGTTGGGATATTTTGATTCCGTAGAGTCTGTGAAAGCACTTTAGTTAGAAGGGTCTTACCAGAACCTTTATCGCCACTCAAGAGAACACCAGTCGATTTATTGGAATCAAAACGCTCAAGAAAAGTCTTGATAATACGGCTAGAACGTTCCTTTGGAGACGATCCATAAATTTTAGCCGGAACATCCAGATTTTCTGTGGACTGGAGAAAGAGTTCACCAGTCATTTCATTCTTTTTGATAATATATGTTCCTACTGGAAGTGTCTCAAGGACTTCAACGGACTCATTAGACCTAGCGGTATAGATGTTACCAGAACGAAAAAACACAGAACTCATGTCGAAACCTTTTTCAAAATTTTAAAGTTTTTACCACCATCAATAGCACAGACCTTATCTGAGTTATTGAACTTGATCAGAATTGAATAGCTATTAGTCTCTGGATTATGCCAGATATAAGTAGTAGCATTCTTTTCTTGTAGAGATTTGCCTGTTGCAACAAGCATCTCTCCGTTATCTTTGATTATATCAGCAAATTCTTTAGGGGAACCACAAAGCATCTCAATGGACTGTGCTTGCGAATTCCCCCAAAGAAACGCCATCGAACAGATGACGTATTTTATCATATCATCAATAGATAGCAAACATACCGATTACAACATCTCGGAGTTCACGGTGAGTAACATTTCGCTGTTTATTAACAGGAACCCGGATGAATGCCCCAGCATCATGATTTTTCTTCAGAGATGCAACAGCAATCTTCTTGCTATACTGATCTGCCTTGGAACAAGGCTCAGTGCTAACACGAATGAAAGAATCACCTTCGGTATGAGTGGCAAGAATACCAAGACCACCGAAACCGTTGTCGGCAATGATGTGATGAATAACTTCGACTTTACGCATAATAAACTCCTTTAGAGTGGTTGGTTGATATGCGTATCTTACCACACTTTTGTCGCTCGTCAAGCATCAAGCAAAAAAACTTTTGTCGATGTAGCGGTTGAACGAAAAGTCATCATTTTTAGTAGCTTGTCTACTTTGTATCATCTTTGTTGTATTATTGTTATTATTGATAATACTTGGCGCATTGCTTTCAGATGTTTGAGTTTTTTGTTGTTTTTCTGCAACAATACGGTCTAACTCATCCTGCGATTGTTCTAACTGTGATGCTCTATCGGCTGATACTTCTTTAGTCTGTTTTGTATCAAGTTGTTGAACTTTTCCAGCATTAACAGATTTTATTTCTGTTGAGAATTTTTTTACAGCATCTGCTTTAGCTTGAGATTCTGCAACATCAGCAGCATCCCCACTTTTTATATATTCCTGTTTTTTCTGTTCTTTATATTCACTGTATTGATTATATGTTTCTGGAGAATTTTGTTTTAAATCGGATTCTGAAATGGTGGCATTCATTTCAGACCGACTTGTTTCAACTGTTTTAATTTCTTTTGGTTCTACTGTTGATGTCTTTTTATCGGATTTATTCTTATTGGAAGATTTCTTTATCTCAGGAGCAAACTTTAATATTGCTTCTCTCTTGGCAATATTTTGAGCCTCATCCTTTGGCTTTTCCTTAGATAATTCTTCTGTTCTTTGTTTTTTATATTCATTATATTTTTTGAAAGTTTCTGGATCGTTCATACTAAGATCGTATTCAGAAAAGTTCTCAACAATTTCATCGTCGGAATTTCCACCACCAAATAGGGTTCCCCAGTTTCTGTTTAAGCCAACAGCACCACCTACGATTCCACCAAAAACTCCCCCAGCAACTGTACCAACACCCGGAATCACAGACCCTATCATAGCACCAGTTGAAGCATATGAAGTTATGTCTGATGCGACATCCAATGCAGCACCAGTTTTAGTATCCTTCCCAACAGCATCAGCAACAAGATCAATTCCCTTTCCAGCCAGAACACCAACAGCACCGCCCTTAAACGGAACTTTAGATAGAATATTACCAGCACTCTTAGCTATACCACCCAAAGCACCAACACCAGCAACTCCAGTAGCAGCACCGAGAGCACTGTCTAATAATGAAGACCCACCAGAAGAATCACTTGCTTTTTGTGGTTCGGATTCTTGTTTCTTAGTATCTTCTAGTTTTTCTTGCTTTGGTGATCCATCAACTGACTTAATTTCTACATTTTTTGTCTTTGATTGCTGTCCTTCAATTTCAGACTCTTGAGTAGAAATTTTTTTATCTGCTGATAAATTTTCTTCAATTTTATTAAGAACATCCAGAGACTGATTCTGAGTCTTTTCAATGTTGGTTAGAATAGTATTGGATTTATCTTGTCCACCAATTAATTTTTCTATCGAGTCATTTAATGATGATGTAACATTTACTTTATCAGATGGTTCGTCTGGTTTGGTATTTGATGTTTGAATCATCGAATTTACGATATTCTCTAATACCTTGCCTTTTGTCTTTTTCTGTTGTTCCTTAGAAAGTCCTCCCTTAACAAATCCTTCTGGAATTTCAGAATCTGGCGAACGATATATAACTTTCTCGCCATTGTTATATGCGATTTTGCCTTTAGTTGATGTTTTTACTTCGTCGCTATCATTCTGGTTTTTAGTCTTTTCAACTTCATTTGAATTTGGACCAAAAGTAGAATTAATCTTATCATAAATTCCATTGATAAGATTGATTAAATTTTCATTTTGTTTATTGGTTTCATTGATTGGTATTGATTTAACAATATCACCGGAAAAAGATTCATCTATATACTTCTTCAATATAGGAACAGTCTTTTGAATCTCCGACCCAACCCCAGAACCCAGTTTAGAAAGTTTGTCTAAAACCAAGTTAAGTAAATTGGATGTATTATCAGACTTTTTTGGAGTTGCTTCATCATTGTCTGACATAGACTCAATCATATTATTCATAATCGAAGACATTCCTTTTGTAGAGGAATTCAGATTAACAGTCTGAGATTTCAATTCTTCAATGTCATTTTTTAAAATAGCGGTAATTTTTTTAAGACCGCTAAGTTCATTGATTACATCATCACCCGTTCGTATCTGGTCGTTTGTATTATTGATATTAGGCAGCGCCATTTTGTTTCTTGCTCTTTTCTATTTCGGCTAATATTAGGTGAAAATACACATCCCTTTCAAACGGGAACATTGAATCTAGTGTTTCAATGTCCATACCAAATTTCATCATTAGTTTTGTATTGAGTCTATAGTAATCTTCTAACGAATCATGAAGGAGAACCAAGACGAAAAAAGTTATGCAGACCCTCCACGAGTCTGCTTTGTTCTGTTTTGCAATGAGGACATTTGAAATTTAATTCATGCTTGAGATGAGGAATCCTATTTAAGAAGTCATCAATTCTAGTCAATTGTTGCTCATTTAATCCTAGAATCCATTCTTCCAATTCCGAATCTGAATATTCAGACTTATCAA